TTTCTCTCGTTTCTGCATCTGTTCCACCGAACACAAAAAAGACTTTTCTATCTTTATTTATCTTATTACTAATTAAGGTGTAAAGCTCTTTACCGTGCTTCTCAACATACTGAAATAGTACAAGTGTATTGCCGTTAAGAGACTGTACTAAATTATTAATAAATCTGTTTCTTTTTTCACTACGGACAATGAAGTCCATTTCATCCTGAAAATTAAGATCTTTACATGCCTTGCATATCTCATCTGAATACTTCAGTACTAATATTTTAATTTTAAGATCTGCTACTGTTCCAGCTTCAATTAGATCTTTTGTTTTAACGAATGACTTTACTTGACCAAATAATCCTTCTAGAACTAACTTATGTGTCTCCGTTCCGTCAAGCGTACCTGTAAAACCAAACCTATACTTACAGTCGGTTAGCTTAGTCATAATATCAGTTAACGATTTAGCTTTAAATAAATGAGCTTCGTCACCCATTACAACACCGAACTGATCGAACCATTTCTTCGGCATTTTATATACTGACTGCCATGTAGTGATGACTATATTTTCTTCTATGTTTTCTTTATCTACACCCGCTGTAATAAGCTTACACTCGTCGCCATAGCCATACGACTTAAAGTCACCGGCCATTTGATGTACTAATGATACAGTAGGAACTACGATGAGAGTTTTATGCTCTTGATAGAATTGAGTAAGTAGATATATGATAAGAGACTTACCAGATGCCGTTGGTGAAAGAACCATTGCACGCTCTGATCTAATGCAATGAGCTACTGCTTCTAACTGATAGTCTCTTGGTTCGAACGGAAGGCTAAGTATTTCTGAGAATTCGGATACTTCGTTTATTGAGCATTCGTTAGCATAATCTAACTCATCTGATACTTCAATATCGTAATCTCTATCTTTACAGAACGAAACTACATACGGTAGTAAACCTGTATACATGGTAGAGTTCTTATTGAAAAGACGTATCTTACCATCCCACATTCTGTTTCGGTAAAGCGGCATAAACTTATACCCCGGGGCATAAAACGAAAAGAATTCGTTCAACTCCTGTCTTATGCCACCGGAGCAGTCCACTTTAATATACGCTTCATTCACTTTAGATAATGTAACCAATTCTCTATAAACCGAAGTTTGTGAGTTTACGCCATTCAATTGAGTTCTTTATCTGGAAGCCTCTGTTGTTTATATTTTTTATTATATCTTCCAATAACGAAACCACTTCCTCTTGATAAGCCATCTTTGTCAAGAGTTTAATCATGTCTTTATCACTATCTACATAACTACCTAAGTCTTGCTTGAGAACCGTGCGGCTCCATGGTTCTCTCTGTAGCTCTCGTAAGTCTTCTGGTGTATTAAGATCTCCTCTATAGTACTCCGACAATACGTGAGACAAGGTTCTCTTCTTAATAACAAGACTTTTAAGCTTGAGTTTTTCTTGGTAAAGAAGTTTAAGATATTTCGCGTGAAGGGTAGGTATCTTGAGACTCTCAGTATCTAAATCCACATCATCTATCTTAGCATCTTCTAACCACATTGTAGTTATTTCATCAACAAGCATATCACATCACCTAGTAAGTTACAAACTTATTATATGATACTTGTTACTAAAAAACAACTATATCTCTGTTATCTTATAGATCTTATATCTAAATGTTACTGTCGCTTCTAGATACTGAATGTCATCTAACGAAGCATCAAAGTTCAATTCTGTTAATGATATAGGAAACATATCTTCGAAATCAATACGTAAATTAGGATTTTGATTACTTGTCATAATAATTAACGAACCATCTGAATACACATTGTCATTTTTAAATGCTGTTGCTGATTCACTTCTATAAGCTGCCTGTGCGAATGATTCTGGATAGCCTAATGACACCATCCAGTTATGTATTTCCATATAGTTCTTAAGATCTTCATCTACTCTAAATCTAAGAGTTAATGGCTCGTATCTTAACTTATCACCAGGATAAGGTAATGAAACGAATGGAGTCGCTTCATCGTATTCACCAAGTGTCAATGAAGGAATAGGAACACTGTATGTAAAATAGTTAATGTTAGGCGTACGGTTTAGAACGAATCTAAAGCCAGTAGGCGATAACATATTCTTATTCGACGGTTGATTATCTATAGCACTCATATTATACCTCTACGTATATTTAGGCATAAAAAAAGGGCCCCCGAAGGAGCCCTTAAGCGTGACTGTTAAGACAGTTCTTGTTATTACATCAGGTTAGCAACGCTAACGATTCTGTAGTAAACGTTCTTATCAGCGAAGGCAATTGAGCCGTTACCAGCTGTTGCACCCTTAGCAAATGGGTTAGCAACCATTCCGTAACGAGTCTTAAAGCCGATCTTGGGCTGGAAAGTATTCTCACCAACCGCACGTACCATTTGCAGAGGTACATATGGGCAGTAGAATAGACCAGCGTCAAATGCGCTTGAGCCTTTGTAACCTACAGTGAAGTACTGGTTACCAGAAGCACTTGAGAAGTATGGATCGATGTATACTCTGATACGACCGTTCAATACACCTGCAAATGTGTTACCAGTGTCATCTACGTTGAGGTTAGCAGACAGTGCAGGGGTGTAATCCAGAACACCTGCCATCTGAAGTGCAGAAGCAACGTCAGAAGAACAGATCAGGATGTTACCCTTTCCACGTCTTGTATCTTTTGCGATCGCATTCGCTTCACGCTCGATCTGGAAGATCATACCTTTGAAACGCTCTACTGACCAGCGGCCGTTAGAGTCAACGTCAAGGTTAAAGGTACCAGATGAAGCAGTGTTTTCAGTAGCACCACCAGTAGCTGTGTAGTTGATAGTACGAACAACTTCTCTGTTGATCTCAGCAAGAATCTCAGCAGAAAGGATGTTAGACAGCTCAGTTTCAGCATCAAGGCCATGTACCGCTTTAAGGTCTTGTGCCAATTCCATGGTGTACTCAGCTTTCAGAGCACGGCTTACTGCTGTACAGAAACCTTCTCAATGCTGAATGCCATTTGCTGGAATGCATTGTTAGTAGCATCACCAAGAGCTTCAGCCTGTGCAGTGGTCATACCAGTTGCTACTGTGTAGCCGTTAGCAGATGCACGAGCTGTTGGATCAGTACCAGTCTGACCAGTTGTTACGCCGTCACCAGTAGACTCGTCTCTAGCAAAGCCAGATAGAGTATTACCAGCAGCTGACTTAGAGAAGTCGGTATCAGCTTCGTTGTATAGAGCTTCTGTACCATCCTGAGCAGTATAACGTGCACGCATTGCAAAGATCAGTCCAGTAGGACCAGTCATTGGCTGTACGCCTGCGATGTCGTAAGCAATCAGGTTAGGCATGGAACGACGAACCAGTGAAATCAATACTGGATCGAAGATATCTACGTTGCCGTCGCCAGCTACAGAAGATGAAGCACCCATTGCGTTAGCAGGTGAGGCCTCACCAAGCAGTGATGGCATACCATATCCACCAGAGCCTTGCGCAGCTTCACGAGAAGCACGCTGTTGATTTTCGAGAAGTGTAGCAGTTACAGATCTGCGATGAGCATCTTTAATCTCGGGAAGATCGGCATGCTCAAGAACTGGTGTCCACTTTTCGACAAGTTCTTCAGTTACATATTGCATCTTTTATCTCTCCTTACGGTTTCGATTTACTTATATTATTTATAATTAATTACTTTTTCAGTGTTCTTGAAATCGTGTTTACATAGGCCGACATTTCCGGATTAGCTGAACGAGCAGGCTTAACTTCCTCATCCAGTGGCTCCGCGTCATCAAAATCACTTACTACAGCTTTAGACTCATCTGTAGAAGTAAAGTAGCTTTCTTTCAGAGTTTCAAGCTTTTGGATATATTTATCCTCATCAACAAAATCAACACTTTCTGCTAACACTTTGAATTTTTCTTTCTGTGTTTCAGTTAGTGATTCAGAAGCCTCAGCTACAAGCTCAGCCTTCGTGAATTCGGTCATTTGGGCTTTCATACTGGTGTTCTTTTCAATCTCTTCG